AACAACTTTTATATTTTCACAAGTTTCTTTATTTGTTCTAACATCACAATATACTGGTTGATTATTTTTATCATTATTTAAACATTTTATTTTACATTTATCATCTACACAACTTTCATTATTAGAACTATCACAACATAATGTATTACCTTCACAGCATGGTTTGGTACAACAACTTGTTTTTCCATAAGAAGTGCATATATAATTACCTTGACTATCACAACAAGTACCATCTGTTGTACATTTATCAATAGGACAACATTTACCACCACAAAATTTTTTACCTATTTCACAAGGCATTTCTATGCATTGATATATATCAATATTATTTGGAGAAGTACATGTTTTATCAGTTTCAAAATTATATTCTTTTTTATCAAACCCAAAATTATTTAACTGTACTGTATTACTAAAATCTATAACTAAATCTGAACTATCTGACTTATTAATTAAAGAATATTTTATTTTAAATTGAGAACTTTTTAATGTTATAGATAAACTTGATTCAACATTAAATAATCCTTTAATATCGCTATTCATATTAATTGCATTTTTAATAACAGTAAAATAATTATTATTATCTGACACATTATCTAATGTATAGTTCCCATCTTTTATTATAATTGGGTATGTTTTACCTCCATAAATAATATTAAATGTATCAGGTTTTGTAAATACGATATTTCTATGAGAGCATAATAAACGTTTTCCAGATTCTTTAGAATCACAACATTGACCATTAAATGTTCCCGAAGTAGCATCTGCTATTCCACAATAACCATCTGTAGAACATAATGTTTTATTATCAATACAAACCGATGAACTTGGTGAATAACACGTGCTAGTATTTGGCGGACAACGAAAATCACATTTTGCTACACACTGTCCATCTATAATTTCTTGATTTTGTTTGCAAGTAGTTCTTGTATTTGGAAGTGGCCTGGTTACAACAAAATAAATAATTATTCCTATAATAATAACTATACTTAATATAAAAATAGGATTTTTTATAATTTCTAAAATATTCATTTATTTTAGAAAAAAAAATAATATTTAAAATAAAATGCAACAAATATCATCACGAACATTTTTATATTTAGGTATAACATTAGGAATACTTATTATAATTATTATTGGAATTCTTATATTTATTGAAAAAAAAGAAACTTATAAAGTTTCAGCTACAGATGATCCATGTTTAGGTAATTATTGTGGAACTCAACCATGGATATATCCAACACAACAAGGAACAGACTGTGTATGTTCTGCTGGATGGCAACCTACAATTTTTACTCATGGAATTGGTAACTGTACTGAAATAATTTCTCCAACTATACCTAATCCTGCCTATCCACAATTTAAAACTCTAGATTTATGTAATTCTAAATATCCACCTGGTTGCAATCCAGGTTATACAGGAAATGATTGTAATACAATTCAAACAATGTCAAGTTTATATCCAACAAATCCCGTACCTCCCAATATATCATCTGATTTAGGTACTCCACAATATTTATTACTTTTACCTGGTCCAGGTGCGGAAATAGATTTTGATCCAGATCAAGACATTGCCTGGGGTAGACTTTATGATTATGATTCAGATATAAATTCACACAAACAAAAATGTGCGACACTTGCAAGTTGTCAATATGTTAAAAATTTATGGCAAAATGGAAGAGGATATGTTTTTGGAACTGCTGGAATTTTTGATTTAACAATAAATGTTTATTTTAGAGTTAAAAATATTGCAACAGGTACAATATATAATGCACATATATATTATGATGGTTCTAATGGTACTTTTATTACTGGTGATTCTGGCGAAGGAAGAACGTATGGAGATAATATTACATATTTTAATTCTATTCAAGAAAAAGATATTCCAACACCACGTGGTTACATCCCTGGAGGATATACAGCTCCAGGAGTTATAATTGCAGGTATTATTTAACCAAAAGTATTTTCTTCCTCAATTGTAATATATAAAAAATTATCATCGCATGGGCGAATATTATTTTTATATTTATATTCTGTGTAGATCTCATTTAATATTTGTGTACCAGAAAGTAAAATATTATCACAAAACATAAATAAAGCTGAAGATGAATCTAATTTAATTTGTTTTCTAATGGTTACTAATAAATAAGAAACAGATAAATTATATGGAACTAAAAATTTATTTTTTTTTAGCATTTTTTCAAGTTTAGAATTTTTAGTTAAAATTATTACAGGTATTCTGTCTGGAAATTTAGCAAGAATCCTATTAGATTCTGATATTAAATCATCATTTGATTTTTTTAAAGATAAACTCATTTTACTTTATAAAAAATAAAAATTTTTTATAGTTTTTTAACTATAAAAAATTTTTAAAATTATACAGGCGCATTACATTTATTAGCTTTTTTTTCATATTCAACTATATCATTCTCTCCAAGTACAATAACATCTCCGTTTTCAATATCTTCATCCAATGTTTTGACTCTATAACCAAACCATTTTAATCCCTTTTCAGGTTCATCCCATAATTTTGTAAAATATTCTTGAATATCATTTCTAATTGGTGCAGAATGTTTAGGATAACCCATTCTATACCAAGATAGAAATCCTTCATATAATTCCGTTAAAGTTATATATTTATCTGCAACAACAATACATTCATCAATAAATTGTCTATAGATATCATTTTGTTTTCTATACATATTAGTAGCAAGTTTAACCTTTTCTGGTTCAATTCTACCTTTGCCTTGAATATTCTTACGATGTTCTAGTAAAAGCCAAGCCATTGGTTCCAATAAACTTGGTATTTTTTTATTAAATTCAGGGTCCATAGGAAATCTTTTTTGTTGTAATTGTTCTTCATAACTTTCTGGACAAGGTTCTCCTGGTCTTACAAAAGTTGTTTCAAATGGTAAAACTTTAACACGATTCCAAAAAGCTTTATCCGCATGCTTAATTTTAATTAACTTATTGCAATTATGAGTTAAAACTCCTTCTGCTAAAAAATTACTATACGGTTCGTCTACATTTATATCAAATACTTCTTTCATTCCTGAATTTTCAATATTTATTATTTGCATCTTATAACAAGGTAAACTATCCCTATCTTTATCTACTGAATAATGTTTTATTGTTTTACCCAATCCTTGGTTCATAAATTGTAATAAATTATTTTTTTCTAAAAATTCTTTGATATCAATAGAAGGCATATCATATGTTATATTATTATTTAAATAATAAAAAGCTTGAGTATAATTTATAATATATTTTTTATTCGCAATACCAGTTTTGTTTGTAATTTCATTAACTGCCTGTAAATATGAGTTTTTAATTGTTTCACACCCAGGTTCATCTTGAATAATACCTTTTACATTTTTATATTCCCATAAATATCCACCAGAAGAACCAGATCTTAAACAAGCATCTCTAATATTTGAATGGTAAATACCAAGTGTATTTTCTACCTCTTGTGTACTTTTAAAAGTATTTAAAATATTAAATGTATATTTATCTTTTTGAATAATTATTGGTTTAGGATTTTGTAGATCATATTTATCCTTTAATTCTTTAGTTCTTTTTATAATCATTTGATTTTGTTCAATAATAAAATTTTTATATCTATAATAGCTTGCAACACTCATTAATCTGTATAATTTATGACAACAATATCTAATACCTATATTTTCACAAAATTTAATTTTACTTTCGTTTTTATTAATGTTTAAAAATACATATGTTTTAGGTTCATCATTGTAAGGAATAGTTGTTATGTTACTATCAATGTCAAATTTATCTTTTAATAGTATAGATAGTTTATTAAATGCATCTATAAGAGAATTTATTTTTTCATTAATTTTAGAAGCAACTAATTGTATGTTGGTAAAACAATTTTTTGTTAAACATGGTATTATTCCATCTCCACCAAATAACGCTGCTACAAATTCTCTAATAATAAAATTAGGACAATTTTTATCAAATATAAAATCAGGTAAAATCATATCATTATTAATTCTTCCACCTTTTTGATATTTTATAATAGTTGATATGGATCTTACTAATTCATTAGGTAAAGATGTTTGAAAAACCTTTTTATTTTTAAATAATTTAGGGATTTTATTCGTTAAAAATTTAATATCATCCAATATAGACTGTCCATCAATTTGATGACCTGGATATAATAATTTGTTACAAGAACCATCGGATAACATATATCCTAATAATCTTACATATGACATTGCTTGCAATCTATCATTATAATTATTGCAATTAAAATTGTACTCTCCACATTCTAGAGTGTAATCATAGTTATTAAATATATCATCACATTTAGGATTATCTATACCCATTTTTAAAAATGTATCTTCAATTTTAATATTTTGTGCTTCAACCCATTTATTATCATTTGTTAAAAATTTATGATTTGGTGTACATGTTATTTTTCTTCCATCTTGTAAAGTTAAAGTAATACAATTTTGCAACCCTTTTTTTATAAAAGCATTTTGATTTATTTTAATTAAACCATCTTTTTCTGAGTCCCAAGATAGTAATTTCTGATTTTTATTATGAATTAATTTTTCCAGAGAGACAGAAATACCATTTGCCAAAGAAACAGCCGTATTTCCTGCTAAACAAATGAATATCAGCTTAAACAGAGGTACAATTTCACGGGTGGCTTTACCCTTTTCAAATAAATCTCTTGCCCAGTATGAATCATTTCCAGATAATGATTTTAACATACCAACATTTAATTCTTCATCTCCATCAGGTTCTTCTAAAACTGCCCATCTTACACCTCCACCAGCTCTAGCTAATTCTGGAGCAGTAGAACCCGCTTGTGTTTTTTTACCTGTAACTAATGTAGTATTAAACTTAACCGCATAAGGACCTAACATTCTTTCTAAGATTGTTTGTGTAACAGATTTAGCATTATCTCCTTCACCAGTCCAAAATATAATTGTTTTTTGTTTATTTCCGCCTTCAAAAACATCAGATGTATTATCTAAGAAATAATTTCTTACAGAAGTATCTGGAAATACTTTTTCAAGATAATCATAAACTTCTAGAACTTTTTTATCTGTTTTACTAAAATTAACATAATTAATAGGCATTTGTTTACTAATGTAATCTTCGGGTCTTCCTGATCTAAAAATATTTAATTTTAAATCATAGACACCATTTTTAAACCCAATAACAAATGGATTTATATCTAATTTTTCTTTAAAATTTTTATTGAAAAATACTTCACATGCCTCATTCATAATATTAGTTTTATAAGGAGAATTTTTCAAATTAGAAATTAACTTGGTTAATTGTTTTATTTTATTATTATAAAATTTATCTTGTGATTTATCTACAACTGCTGAATTATAAAAAACTTCTCCTCCATGTTTTCCAAATGTTTGTACTATTTCTTTTGATATTTTTTCTCTTAAAAATATACCACCTTCAATTTCTTCCCAATGATGATTTTTAAATTGATGCCAAGTTCTATTTGTTATACTCGAACATATATATTCTGTACCATATAATACATGCATTAATTTAGCTATATCATTGTGAGACCCTTCAATACCTTCTTCAATATGTTTTCTACCTCTTTCTATTTGAAAGTCTTTATACATTTCTTCATTATCTAATTTGGCAAGATGATGTAACGTTCCTAAAGTTAGATCTTTTTTAACCATATTTTTCCATTCATTTATACATGTATCTTCATCAAATTTATCTTCGCATCTACTTGAAAAATCAATCCATTGTTGTAAAGCTTCAGGACAACCATCCCCAATGTTATATAATGTCCAGCCTATAGTCATCCATTCATTTCTATCATCTGCTCTAAAATCTGATAACATAGTTAATAATTTTTTTGAAATATATAATTTTTCTGTTAAAGAATTATCACTTGGGAAGGTATTTTCATTTTCTTCATCATCATCTTCTTTTTCTTGTGAAATTTTATGTTTTTGTTGAATAAACTTTTCTTTTACAGGAGATGGTAAACCATATTTTATTTCACTACAACTTCTGCCAGAAGGTAATATACTTAAAATTCTTGGTAAATTTTTTTGAATATTACCCTTCATATCTATTAACTGGTCAGAAATATTATATATATTATAATATTTAAAAGCTTCTTCTGGTGTAATATTTTCTCCTACAGAATTTATTATTTTTGTTACCTTATAAGGCTTCATATTATCTCCTTCTTTTCT